AGGACGTGGGCCGCTCCAACACCGCGCAGCTGCTGCACGGGTGCCTTGCCCCTGACAGCCTGATCATCTGTGGCGAGACCGGCAGGCTCAAGCGCATGGATGACTTCCGCCTTGGCGACATCGTTCGCACGCACACCGGAGCCCGCGCGCCGGTCAGCGTGATCAGCCGACAACGGAAGGAACTCCTGACTGTCGTCATGCGCACGGTGAGTAGCATGCCCCTTCGAGCGACGGCCGAACACAAGGTCTGGACGCGCCAAGGCATGCGCAAGCTGGGCGAGCTGGCGCCAGGCGATGAGATCGGATTCCCCCGAGAGCGCATCAAGGACAACGAAGTCTGGGTCGACTTCGCTCAGCCGGCCATTGACAGGCCGCAGGGCGGCGGGTCTGTCGAGAGCGTCCCTGACAAGGTGCTGCTGAACTACGACATCGGCCGCATCCTGGGCTTGTACCTGGCCGAGGGCTCGGTCAGTTTGCAGTCGACCAGTGTCGCGCCGGCGGCGGTCACGTTCGCGGTTCACGAGAAGGAGGTTGACAGGACAACCTCCTGGATGGCACCTCTGGCCGGCATGTTGACGTCGGGGACTGTGTACGCGCACAAGGGGTCAAAGACTCGCGCGATCACCTACTACGGCAAGAGCTTTGCCACCTTTGTGGCCGGCATGTGCGGCCGCGTTGACGAGAAGATTGTGCCGACCTGTTGGCGCGAGGCTGGGCCGGAGTTCGCCCGCGGCCTTCTCCATGGCTACCTGTGTGGCGATGGCCACTTCTCGCCCAGCAGGGATCGCCGGATCACTGCGACATCAATTCGCCCATCGATCTCTGTCGTCATGCGAGACATCATGCTCGCGCTGGGCTACGGGTGGGCATCAATCGACCGCAGGGCGGCCGGCGTCAGGCATGGCAGAAATGAGCGAGAGGCCTTCGTGCTTCGCCTGTCGGGCCGAGGTGTAGAGCGGCTGTCCATCGAGTGCGACAAGCCATTCGTCCCAAGCCAAAGGGCCGCCGGCGGTGGCAGGCACGGGTCATCCATCGAGGGCGACTACGTCTGGCTCAAGATTGAGTCCATCTCATCGCCAGAGATTGGCGACGTCATGGACTTCGAGGTCGACCATCCGGACCACAGCTACTGCACCCTCCAGGGCGCCGTGAGCAACTCTGAATTCGGCTTCTGGGCGAATGCGCAGTCGCACCTAGCCGGCATCGGCAACACCATCGGCGACCAGGACGGCAGCGAGATCATCCTCGAGTCGACGGCCAACGGCATCGGCAACGCGTTCCACCTGATGTGGCAGGAGGCGGAGGCTGGCCGCGGCGACTACATCCCCATCTTCATCCCCTGGTTCTGGCAGGACGAGTACCGGTCGAAGGTGAGGCCGGACCTGGCGCTCACGCCCGACGAAGAGCTCTACATGCGCGCCTACGGGCTGAGCCTGGAGCAGATGCAGTGGAGGGCCAACAAGATCGCCAGCTACGGCGAGGGCTACGCCTGGCTGTTTGACCAGGAGTACCCGGCCACGCCGGCGCTGGCCTTCCGCTCCAGCACCAAGAACCCGCTGATCAGCCCGCTCTACACGAGCGCGGCGACGATGTCGCGCATCTTCGACGACAACGCCCCGATCGTGATCGGCTGCGACCCGGCCGGCGATGGCGCGAGCAGCGACGACCGCACCGCGATCGTATTCCGCCAGGGGCGCGTGGTTTTCCGTGTCGAGTATCACGAAAAGCTCAACACGATGCAGATCGCCGGCAAGCTGGCCGAGTACTGGCTGCACGGCGTCGAGTTCCGCGGCAGGCGCGTCTGGCCGGACGGCATCATCATCGACAAGGGCGGCCTGGGTGCGGGCATCTACGACCGCCTGCAGGAGCTCAACATCCCGGTGATCGGGATCATGTACGGTGGCGCGGCCGACGACGCCGAGCTCTACGCCAACAAGAAGGCCGAGATCTGGCACCGCATGCTGGCCTGGTTCCAGGACGAGCCAGTGCGCATCCCGAACGACGCCCAGTTCATCAGCGACATCACCGCGCCGCAGCCGGACGTCAGCAGCAACGGGCGCAAGGCGATCGAGAAGAAGGAAGACCTGGCCAAGCGGCAGGTTCGGTCGCCAGACGGGGGTGACGCGCTGGCCAACACCTTCGCCGTGGCTGTGACGCGCCGCATCGCCGGGGCAGACGGCTTCAGGCCCTACCAGGCCCCGACCTCGGCCGGCTACTAAGGTTCAGCTACTGAACCATCTGACGGTCTCGGCTGCGGCTGAGCCGATCAACAGGTTCGGCCGCTGAAGCATCTCCGCCATTTCAGCTCACCGCTTGCAAATCTCCCGCGCGCAACTACAATCGGTTGGCGCAACAACAAGGAGTTTGCATGAGCGCACCTCTACAAAAGGGCGACCTGGCCGAGATCATCCAAGGCGCCGCCGGCCGCAGTGGCCCGAACATCGGCAAGGTCGTGACCGTCGGCGTCGTGATGGGCGAGCACTCGCGCTTCGGCCGCATCGTGCGCGTCAGCGGCGACAACCTCACGCGCCTGGGCCAGATGGGGTTCGAGCGCGGCGACTGGGCTGACGTGCCCACCGCATGGCTGAAGAAGATCGAGCCGCCAGCCGGGCCGGTGGAGCAGCAGAGCAAGGAGCTGACAGCATGAAGTACATCGGGATCACTGTGGCCGAGTTCGATGACTCGCCGTTCGGGCCCGGAGAGGCGCGCATCGAAGCCAGCTTCGAGGTCGGCGACAACACCTCTCTTGCCCGCATCGAAGGCGAGGGCCAAGCCCTGAACTTTTCCGAGGCCCTGGTGTTGATGCGGCTAGGGCACAAGGTGCGGCGCGCCGCGTGGGGAGCGGCCTGGTCGATGGGTATCAACGGTGGGCGGCTGCGATCATTCCATGACGGGAAGTCGCACATCAGCCAGATGGCCGACGATCTTTCCGAGGAAGCCATCCTCGCCACCGACTGGGAGGTCATCCATGGCTGAGCACAAGGCAATGCTGTGGGGCAAGTTCGTGACCACAGCGCCGGAGACCGCTGGGTGCCTGGGGTGCGAGTTCAACCTCAGGCCGCAGGAGGGCCTCTGCAAAGGCAAGGATGAGGAGGCCGCAGGCTTCAAGCGCTGCGACCGCGCCAATCACATCTACGTTCTCGCCGAGCCTGACAAGCCGACGATCGGCGTCGACCTCGCAACCCAACCAGACCAGACCGTCATGACCGCCATCAGCCGGCAAGACAACGCCAGTTCATTCGAGCCGCCCAAGCATCCGCACGACGCCGTGATCCGGGCGTGGCTGGATGGGAAGACGGTGCAGACCCGGATCCGAGCGACCGACAAGTGGGCAGACCTCCCGCCCCCGCCGTGCCCGATCACCTTCCCCAAGGAGACAGACTTCCGCATCAAGCCCACCACGAAGACCCTGCGCTACCGGGTGGCGCTGATGAACGATCGCGAGCTGGGCGGCTTTGGCCATTACGTGGCCATCGTTCACGGCGACATGCTGTTCCCGGAGAAGTTCGTCTCCTGGCTCGACGACTGGCGCGAGGTTGAGGTCGAGACCGACTCGTGAGAGTCCAACTCGTCCAGCGCCAGGTGCTCGTGGACGTCCGGTCGGAGATCCTGGTCTTCGGCTCGACGGCCGCGGCGCTGCTGCACTACCGCCGGCGCTTCGGCCCGCTGCGGTTCTTCATGCCCACATGGTGGGACATCCTTCAGATCCATCAACGCGAAAGCAAGCAATGACACAGCAAGATTCGACCGTCATCACCCCGACCGTGGGGCGCAAGGTTTGGTACTGGCCGAGCGCCTTCGACAAGACCGGGCCCGTGCCGATGAACCAGATGCCCGGCAAGCCGCTCGACGCAACCGTCATCGCGGTGTATGGCGACCGCATGGTGAACGTCCTGGTCATCGACACGGTGGGCCGTCAGTTCCCCGTCCTGTCGTGCGACCTGGTTCAGCCCGGCGAGTCCCCTCGGCTTGGCGCCAATGGCCAGCCGCACGGCCGCTACTGCGAGTGGATGCCGTACCAGCGCGGCCAGGCGGCGAAGTAACTACCGCTCACACATCGCAACCCCTCATTCGCGGGGGTTTAGACGGCGCACCGGCACCATGCTTGTGCGCCGCACCAACATTTCACGGATGATTCCGCCTTGATCATGGACAACACAGAGTACACCGACAGCTGGATGGCGGACGAGGAGCCGCACCACCTGGCCGAGGCTGACGCGGCAGCGCGCAAGAAGCGCGACGAGCTGCGCGACGCTGAGCGCCAGGCCTACCAGCGAGGCTTCGACGAAGAGCCGGGCTCTGAGACCGCCGCGGCGGAGAACGACCCGACGAATGGCACTGCCGACGACTGACGAAGCAACCTTCCTCGCGCTCTACGAACAGCACGGCCGCAACGCGACCGAGCTTGCCAGGGCCCTCGGGGTCTCGCTGCGCAACACACAGGCGCGCCTGGCCCGCATCGAGCGTGACAGTGGCGTCGCCATCCGGCCGCACAAGGTGCGCGCCAATGTGACGCCGAGCTACAGGCCGAACGTGATCGACATGCCGAATGGCACCTTCATCGCGTTCTCGGATGCTCACTTCCAGAACGGCGACGGCGCGCGCACGCCGGCCTTCCGTGGCCTGGTCAAGCTCTGCAAGATACTGGCGCCCGACATGGTGATGGACGTGGGCGACTCACTCGACGGGGCGACGATCTCCCGCCACGGGCCGCTAGGCTGGCACCAGCCGCAGAGCATGAAGGAAGAGCTCGAGGCGTGCCGCATGCACCTCGAAGAAATTCGGCACGCCTCCCGCGGCGCGACGCACCTTGCTTGCCTGGGAAATCACGACGACCGGCTTGCGAACTACTTGGCCAACAACGCGGCCGCACTGAGGGGCGTGGCCGGCATGACGCTCGACGAGCAGCTGCCTGGCTGGTCACGAAACTATGCGTGGTTCATGAACAACAATACGTTGTTCACCCACAAGATCCGCAACGGCATTCATGCAACCTGGTCCAACGTCCAGGAGACGCACACCTCGGTGTTCACTGGGCACTCGCACAAGCTGATCCTGCGCCCGCGAACGACGCTGAGCCCGGTCAACAACAACACCGTCTGGTCGTGCGAGACCGGCACGCTGGCCAACCCGTGGAGCGACCCGTTCACCTACGCTCAGCAGGGGCCGCGCGACTGGATGTCCGGCTTCGTGGTCGGATCCGTGCAGCGAGGCATCCCGCTGCCGCCGGAGATCGCCTGGGTCGTGCAGGACGGGGATCCCGGCGAAGCGCTGGTGTTCTTCCGAGGGCAACTTATCGCGGTCTAACTACTACAATCTGTGCTACCACAAACTTAAGGTGAAGGCATGGAAGAAGTGGAAGTTTGGAAGCCGGTCGTCGGGTACGAGGGCTTGTACGAGGTGAGCAGCCTGGGGCGCTTGAAGAGGCTGCCCCGCACCGCTGGCGCCGGTGAGGCGACCAGATCGCTGAGCGAGAAGATCATGAAGCCCGGGAAGCACTCGTTCGGGTACTCGCAGTTCACCCTGACCAAGGGCGGCGAGACCGAAAACGTGCTGCTCCACAGGCTTGTGCTGGAGGCCTTCGATGGGCCGCCACCGTCGCCAGGCTTGCTGGCCCTTCACGGGGATGGAGACCCATCAAACAACCGCCGCAACAACCTTAGGTGGGGCACGCACAAGGACAACGTGGAGGACTCCATCCTCCATGGGACCATCTATTCCGGGGCAAAGCACCACTCGAGCAAGTTGACGGATGAGGACGTTCACCAGATCAGGCGGCTCGCCGATGCTGGTGCGCCGTTCGCGTGGATCGGAAGCCAGTACGGCATCGCCTACCAGAACGCCGCCAGGATTGGCCGCAGGCAGGTGTGGCGCCATCTGCCGGAGCGATCGTGGCCAGAGCCTCCTGAAAGGCGCGACGGCAAGAAGTCGGAGTGGTTCGAGAGCCAGGACAGCAAGCTCGACACCGAGTCCGTTGGGCAAATCAGGGCGCTGCGAGCCGCCGGCGGATCTTTTGCATGGATCGTGATGCAGTACGGCGTGTGCGGAACCGCCGTTCGCAACGTCTGCCTCGGCAAGACCTGGCGCCACGTCGCAAGGCCGCCCGAAGAACTCTCTGCCGTCTAACAACTTTCTGTTGCGCGCCCGAGAGAAGTTGCTATACTGAGGGCCTCTCCGCAGCACTCGGCCACAAGTCGTAGAAGGAGATCCCAAAGCCGGGACTGCAGGCGAGGGGCCATCAAGCGTGACGACCGATAACGCGGTTGACATGGCGACTGGAAGCACGACGCGGAACACTCTCGAAAGACAGTGCCGCCTCACCAGTAACCGAGCGTCAATCCTACGCGCGAAGCCTCTCGCAAGACAGGCCAGCCCGGCAAGGTGAAAGACCTTGCAGGTCCGTCGTCACACTTGATGGTTGGCCCGCGAGGGCGACGAAGGGCTGGGGTTTCCTGGCCGCCATCTTTGAACTCTCTGTGAGCTGTATGCCGCGCTCGCCAGGAGGCCCGAGTGGGCCGAGGGCAAAAAGGAGCGCCCCGCACTCGGTAAGCGGGACCATCACACATGCGGCTGTGCCCGGTGTCGGCACACACTCAAGGACGCACGAGAGGGCCGCAGGTGTGATGGTGATGTCGACTGCTGACACAGGTCACGGGACCGCGCAAGCGGCGGTGAGCATGTAGAACCTGGCGCCATCAACAACACGACGACCATAGCAGGCGCGAAGACATCGCAGCTGATCGGGAATCACTGGCCTCACAACCCAGGCAATGCCCAGCATCCCTTCACAACGGGTGTCAGTTGGATTGAGTCGGTAGAGCAACTCCCTGGTCGTCAACGCCGACTGCTGGCGCACAGCAGGCTGGGCCTTGAGCTCTCGGTAACAGTGCGCCGACGACTGGCAAAGCGCCTGGCAGCTCGGAACTAGACGGGCACCTCTCTGTGTGTATTGTCAATTGGTAGACGGCGGGCCCTGGAAGCCTGAGGCTGAAAGTTCGAGTCTTTCCACACAGACCAGTTTCTTGCCGCGTTAGCTCAGCTGGTAGAGCGGCCGCCTTGTAAGCGGCGGGTCCATGGTTCGAATCCTTGACGCGGCACCACCAGAGATCACCATGAGCGACATGCACATCACCGCGCCAGAGGGCCTGTTCCTGCAGCCCTGGCAGCAGCGCCTGCTCGAAGAGAAGGCCGACCTCGGCCGCCGGCTCGAAGCCCTGCAGAAGTTCTGCGACTCGCCCGCCTTCTGGCAACTGCCCGAGGAGGACCGCAAGCTGCTGAGCCTGCAGGAGTCCCAGATGGCCGCGCTCTCGCAGACGCTGGGCCGGCGCATCGCGAGGTTCGCGTGACATCCAAGCCGCACATCACGCCGGCAGTCGGATGGGTCGACCGCCCCTGGTGGTTCTGCCGCGACGAGGAGATTGTCGGTCATGCCTCGTCTCCATCAGAGGCCTACCGGCTGTGGGAACTCGGCAAGGCGCGGGCGCGGGTTCAGCGATCTGGCGGGCCGTCGCTGCTTGAGATCACGTCGTGGCCGCGCGGCGTGCCTGAGGTCTCGGGCAGGGTGGTGCTGGGCTTCGCGGCCACGCTGTCCCGCGGCATCGTTCACTGACCAGAAGCGCAACTGCGGGTTGTGCAGGGAACACACAGTAGAATGCGTGAACTTTGCACGACCACTCGATGATGCGCCCTGACGAAGAAGCCAACACCGACAAGGACGCCGCCGAATACGCCGCGGCATCTGAGGCGGCCATGGACGATCGTCCGGCGCCGCCCCCGCTCGATGCCCTCGGCCACCGCCTGATCGGCGAGTTCACCCAGGCCGAGAATCAGCGCCGCCTCACGGAAGAGCGCTGGCTCGAGGATCTGCGCCAGTACCGTGGCCAGTACAACCCCGAGACGCTGGCCGCCATCGGCCCGCACCGCGCGAAGAGCTTCTTCCGCAAGACCCGCGTCAAGGTCAAGACCGTCGACTCGCGCCTGAGCGACCTGCTGTTCCCGTCGGGCAGCGAGAAGAACTGGTCCGTCTCGCCGACCCCGAAGAGCACGCTGTCGCCCGAGCACCGCGCCGATGTCGAGCAGGCCCTGCGCCAGGCTCAGCAGATCCCGGTCGGCGTGCCTGTGCCGCCGGACGTGCTCGACAAGGCCTGCCAAGAGTATGCCGACACGGCGGCCAAGGGCATGAGCAAGACGATCGACGACCAGCTCACGGAGGCCCGCTACAAGGCCTCGTGCGTGGCGGCGATCCACAGCGGCAACCTGTACGGCACCGGGATCCTGAAGGGCCCGCTGGTCGAGAAGAAGGTCCGCACGCGCTTCGTCAAGGAGGCTGGGCGGTGGGTCCGCAAGAGTGAGTCCTACGTGGTCCCTTTTGTGGACTACGTCCCGCTGTGGCGCTTCTACCCGGACATGTCGGCCACCGAGCTGTCTGGCTGCCGGTACATCTTCGAGCGTCACACGATGACGCGCCACGAGTTCTCCGGCCTGGCTGATCGCAAGACGTTCCGCGCTGATGTGATCCGCGAGTACATCGCGGCGAACCCGAATGGCCGCTCGAACATCAAGTACTTCGAGAACGAGATCAAGGTGCTGGGCGAGCGCTCGGCCAACCAGGGCGACAGCGGCAACACCTACGAGGTGCTGGAGCGCTGGGGCTGGCTGACGTCCGAAGACCTGCGCCTGGTCGGCGTCGAGATCCCGCCCGAGCGCGAGCACGAGGTCCATTTCTCGAACGTGTGGCTGCTGCCCACCGGCCAGGTGATCAAGGCCGTGCTGCAGCCGCTCAACGGTGTGACCTGGCCGTACCACATCTACTGGTTCGACAAGGACGAAAGCTCGTTCTTTGGCGAGGGTCTCGCGACCATCATGCGCGACGACCAAACCATGTTGAACGCAGCGATCCGCCAGATGCTGGACAACGCCGCGCTGACCGCGGGTCCGCAGCTCGAAGTTGCGATCGGCCTGCTGTCGTCGATGGAGAAGATCGACGAGATCGTGCCCTTCAAGGTCTGGAAGCGCAACGAGAAGTCGCCTGGTCAGTCGGCCATCCGCCCGATCGAGATCCCGAACAACCTGGCAGCCCTGTCCAACATGGCCCAGATGTTCGAGAACAACGCCGACGAGGTCACCGCGATCCCGCGCTACATGTCCGGCGAGAACGTGACCCAGGGCGCTGCCGGCACCAGCTCGGGCCTGAGCATGCTCATGGCGGCCAGCAACATCGTGCTGAAGGATCTGGTCACCAGCTGGGACGAGGGCATCACCACGCCGTTCGTGTCTGCGCTGTACTTCTGGAACATGCAGTTCAACTCGGACGACTCCATCAAGGGCGACTTCGACGTCAAGGCGCGCGGCACCAGCTCCCTGGTGGCCAAGGAGATCCGCACGCGCCAGCTCAACGAGTTCGCGGCCATGGCCATGCAGAATCCTGAGGACGCGAAGCTGATCAAGTGGGACAAGCTGCTGCGCCAGCGCGCGGAAGCCAACGAGCTGGCCGACGTCGTCAAGACCGAAGAGGAGCTGAAGGCCGAGCAGGAGGGCCCAGGCGGTCAGCTTGCCATGCAGATGCAGCAGATGCAGATGCAGGCCCAGCAGGCCGCAGTCCAGGAGCAGATGGCCAAGGCCCAGAAGCTGGCCGCCGAGGCCGAGCTCGCCAAGAAGAAGATCGACGAGATGATGGCCAACAT